GCTCAAACTGGGTGCGCTTCTGCATCATATCCAAATCTTCAACAGCTTCATCCCTGAGATTCTCGGCTTCCTTGAGGGCCACTTGCAAGTCCGCCATCAGTTTCTCATTGTCCTCCGCTGCTTGTGCTAGCTCCTTGTTTTGGCTTTGCACTTGCTTGGTAACATCAAGCCGCTTCTTCCTGGCTTGCTTGTCCTTGGTTTTGCACTCTTCAATGTACTCCTTGACCTCGGATGGGAACTGCTTGCTCAATATCTTCACTAGGTTACCCTCTAGGTAAACCCTCTTTGCTTTTGCTTTGAGCAGTGCCTCCTGAACCGTGTCTTTAGGATTTATCATTTATACACTTTGAATGCTGCTGACTTATTCACATAGCCATCGTAATCCTTGAGGAACTCCTCAAGGCGTGGCTCTATCTCATCACTCTTGATAATCCAAAACTGCGCACCTACAGCTTTGGCCTTTTCTATCTCTTGGTTGTCATCTGATGATGATATGATGCCTATCACCACACCATTGCCGTAGTCGGTATTGATTTTGCGTATGAGCTCAATACCATCAAAGCTGGAGCCTATGATGTTGAGGTCTACAAATACGCACTCAGGGCGTTCATCAATCGGCCCTTCTACAAACCATTTTTTAAAAAGCTTATCGGCCTCATCCGATGAATTGAGAGCCTCTAGGCTCAAGGTCATATCAAGGAGGCTGCACGCATCCTCAAAAACTAAGTGGAAGAGATCCTCATCATCTACCAGCAGTATGCTATCTATCATTGTAGTTCAATCTTTATTCTAGTTCCTATTTCTAACTTCTCAGCAGACACCTTGAAGCTGTGCTCATTCATGATGGCTATACATATATTGAGTCCAAGACCGGAGCCTTTCTCCTTATCCTTGCCTCTGGTGTAGGGCTGTGATAATTGCAAAAACTCTTCTTGGCTCATTCCTCTACCATTATCTTCTATTGATAGGGTATTGCCATCTCTAAATATACGCACACTCTTGGTGCTGCTATCGTTATACTTTAGGCCATTACGGATGAGGTTATCCACAGCAGTGCAGAATAAAGCCTCATTCACCTCCGCCTCACCAAGGTCATTGATGATCACTTGCTTGCTGTAGGAGGTTGATGATAGATAATTGCTGATTGTATCTTTTAGGTTGCACAGTGCTTTGTCAAGCTGCGCATCATCTTTTACTAGGTTGGTGAACTCCTTCACGCCACTATACACCTTTTGCGTGTGGATGAGTCCCTCTTGAATCATTTTTAGTGGTGAGCCTATCTTCAGCTCATTTATCTGCTTATCGTTAAGCCTACGCTTTAGGCTTCTTAATCCTCGTGGTATGTATGTGTTGATGCCTGAGTGCATATCGTGCCGTAGAATCTTAGCAGCGTGCTCCAGGTATCCATTCTTCTTATGCACCTCCATCTCTATCAGTTTGCTCTCAGTGATGTCACTGGCAATCTTTAGCACTCGGTAGGTTTCTCCGTATGGATTTTGTATAGGGTTGTAGTTGCCGTAAATCCAAAACTCTTGCCCTTGCTTATTTATTCGTAGGAACTCCCCACTTTTTATCTTTCCCCTCTTCAGGTCGTACCAAAAGGTGTTGTACCCATCAATATCAATGTTGTTGGGCAGAAGCATACGGTGTGGCTTTCCTATAAGCTCTTCTTTGGTGTATCCGGTGGTATTGCAAAATATATCGTTGCAAGAGAGGATGGTGCCGTTGAGGTCAAACTCTACTAGGGCGTTGCTCTTGTCTATGGCTCCTAGGGTATCTTCTATGGTTTGGAATTTGTAGCGCATTTTGCGCACAAGCTCTATGATCACATAGAAGAAGAAAGGCATGAAGGCTATCACGCAGAACCATCCAAAGAGGATGATGTTGTAGGAATTATCAGCATAGCCAATGACCACCGCTGTTTGCACAGCGAAAAAGGTAAGCATAATTAATGCGCTTACTATTACGCACACTCTTGCTATAAAAGAGAGTTTCATTTTTTCTTATTCATAAGATACCAGCGTTGTGCAGTGTATCCTATAGAAAAAGTAAGGAGTAGGATTTTAAGCACTATCTCAACTTGTGCTAGGCTTATGGTGAATGATGCGGCATTGATGAGCAGCAGTTTAACATCAGATTCAGTCATTGTTAGGAGGTTTTAGCGAACTTCTCAATACCAGCAATGCCAAAGCTCCCTAGGGTGACTATCACAAAGCTGTTATAGGTAAATTCATTTATTGGTAAGTCAACACCGCAGAAGCCAGTAATCACATCGGCAAGCATTACCAATACCATTACGGCAAAGGATAGAAAGCCTATGATGGTTTTCTCGTTCCACTCGTTATCGTTCTTGAATATTTCTGCAAATTTTCTCATGAGTTCCAGTCTATGTATTCAATGGTTACTTCCTCACCGTTCTCTAGTGCTTTCGCTATCGGTGGGTATATTCTCTTGTAGGCATTCACTGAGCTGCCTATAAAACCTTTTAGATCTGATGAGTTCCCTACCAAGAGGCACCCAGCAGTATGCTCATCGGTGTTGCCGGTGTGGATGAGTATCCACTCAAAGCCTGGCACATCTCTTACCCAAAGCATTCCTTTGTGCATCTTACCGTACTTCTCCTCATAGCGTTGGTGGTGTCCACCTTCAGTGCGTAGGGTGATGTTGTACTTGCCTGATGGTATGCGTGTCTCTCCTTTGACCTTCACATCACGGTGCTCATCTTCTAAGGTGTATGCAAGGAACTTAATGCCCTTGGTAACATCTAGGAGCATCCCTAGTGTGTAGTCATCAGTGCTGTGGTGTCTTATTACTTTAAGTCTCATAATCTATTCTTCTATTGGGGGAAACCAGTCATCACTGAGTGATTCCACCAAAGTTAGTACTGCATCATAATTATGATGCTTGAGTATTGCGTAATCTGCTCCGTTAGGGTGTTCAATAATCTTTGCCCAGGTAGTAGTAGTTCCGCTGTAACCTTCTCCGCTATTTACCGCTTCGTTATACGCTACCAATTCTTCTCTATTTTGTGAAGTATAGTACATTATTCGTAAATTGAATAGAAGTCGTTGATATTCGTTTGTATTCCGCTTCGATTATTCGTTTGGTCATTAGGGTAGAAAATCAACTCTTGAATAGTTCCGAATAAATCTCTATTGTTATTAGTCCCTTTACCAATAGACAAACCTTGGTTGCCATCTACTGATGGATTGCTACCGCTTACCGCTTGGGAATTGTTTTGGTAGAAATCTGGCTCACCGCTTACCACAATATTAAAGCCTAAGTATTGAGTGTTATTACTTGCGGCAATGTCTTTAGCTGACCAAGATGAACCATTGTAATAACCTGCCCTCGCTTCATTACTTCTATAGGTCAATCCAAACAAATGATAGACTGCATTTCTATCACTTACGGAGTATATAATGTTGTCAGTACTTCCAGTTACATCATCCACCGAATGCACACTTATAGCCGTTTGCGTTCCATCCGTTAAACTTGTAATGAGGTCTTGGTCGGACAATTCATAACCATTATTATTACCATTAAAATCAATACAAGGTTTACCATTTTGAGTAATGGTAGTCCCCGAAGAAACTATCTTAGGTTGTTCGGAGGCTACTGAAGTAGTAGCGTTGTGAGCGTTACCGCTTTGGTCGTACCAAGTAACTACAAAACAATCCGAACCAATGGAGAAGGTTTCAAGAGTTGAAGTGTCAAGCTCATTATTTCTAAAGCCTATGTCTTGCTCCGTATTGTCATCACTCCTTCTAACTCGGATAGCACTACCAGTATAATCAGTTCTCAATAAACGCAAAGAATAAGCTACTGATGCACCAGTATAAGTATCTAATAGACCTGTAAATGCTGGAGCCACCTGAGTGGTAGATGCACTATTTGCTGTAGCACTACCAACGGTGTTGGTAGCAGTTTGAACTACTCTCAAGAATTTACCCTCATCTGCTGATACGGCAGTATAGGTAGTATTCACAGCTCCGCTGATATTTGCCCATCCGGTACTTCCATCATCACTACGCTGCCACTGGAAAGTGTCGGTAGGTGTTGGCAGTCCTGATGAGGTTGCTGCCGTTGCTGTTAGCGTTAAGCCTACCTTTGGTGTTCCACTTATTGTAGGCACCCCATCAATAGATGGCGTGATTCCAGCAACTGGCGCATTTAAAGTTAAAGACACTGGATCTACTGACCTCAGTGTCATACTTTGTGCGGCAATTGTTCTAAGTGTTAAGGATGTAGCCATATTAAACAGTTACATCTTCCTGGATAGTAAATGTGCCACCCATCCAAGTGGTGATGGAGCTGTCTGATATTGTTGTGGCTTGCATATCATAGTAGTACACACCAGCTTCAACATCCATATCTGCTGCGGCCTTTGTCATGGTAAGGTTTCCGCTTGTATCTTTTGAGAAGTCGGAATCCGTGAAGGTGAGCAGTGATATGCTTGATGCTTTGCTTCTCTTCACTTGCACCTTAAAAGTGTACAAGGTAAGATCAACGGCAGTGCCTGTAGAATCTACCCAATCCATATCAAGGGAAAAGGAGTCATTCTTCATGCAAGTTATATTAAGAGTCTCTTTGATTATGAGGTTTACATCTGCCATTTTGAAGTAGTTATGTGTGCATAAATATAGGTATCGTGGAATGGGTTATTTCTGCTTCCTTTGTACTATATACCAGGCACCATTAAAGGCCATGAGGCTGACCCCATCATAGCCCCTATCTAAATCATAGCTTGGTTCACCATCTATGGTGTTGGTTCCAGCATCAAGATTGATGCACCTTGAATTAGTAATAGTATTATCCGTTTTAAACCTCAAGAACACACCATCAGATGGAGTAGGTAAAGTGATAGTATGTGAACCATCACCACCCGACCATGATAGGAAGTTTACATATTTACTAGAATCAAGTGTAGTGCTTCCACCAGCAGATGCCGTGATACTATTTACTGCTGCGGTAACTCCACCATTGTTGGTCATTGTGCCTCCTATCGTTGCCGATTCAGTAACCTCAATATCATTAGTCTCTGTGTTTACAACTGACACGCCCTCAAAGGCTGTGTTTCCGTTGATGCCGTTCACATTGCCTATGGATAATGTTGGGTTGCTTGTTGTGGTATCATCAAAGGTAGGAGTGATGGATGCGCTAACTATAGCAAACCACTCGCCATCCCATTGGTCAAGATTCGCATTGAAGGATCCGTTGAGCTGCAAGAACTTTTTTGAGTCAAATGTGAGCCTTCTCTTAAAATCGTGATTGGAGAAGATGGTACCTTGATACCTCTCAATAGGCTCATCCATCATCTTGAGGAACTCTTGACAAATAAGCTTCTGAATAGTGCTGTATGATCCTGAGTTGCCCTCACGCCATCCACCATAAGGGATTCTAATATCAATGCCTAAAGTGGTGGTTATCTTAACCAATGAGCCTTGCTCCCCATTACCCGTGAAGATGTTCATCTCAGGAAGCTCATAGGATAGGTTGCTCTTGATGTCCGTTGATGGAGATATAGCTCTTATTCTTGTAGTTTCATTTTGTATCCCCTCGCCATTTGTTGTTCTTACATTGAGGTTCTCCATCTGCCATCCGTAGGAGTTCTCACTGTCTAGCGTATGCGTTGCACCATTGGTATCAACGAACTCAACAAACTCCCAATCAAAAGTAACATCACCATCTGCCGGTACATTGGGCGTAGCTATTGCCGTATTTCCATATACATAGTGATCTGCATCAAACTCATTCAAAGGCCCTAGAAGCACCTCATAGCCTGAACCATTTTGTGTGGTTGTCCAGGTGATTGATGAAGGTGTCATACCAGTATAGGTGCGCTTCAGGTAGTAGGTTGTATTGGCGTTAAAATCATACAGCTCAACATTCAGTCTAAGCTTCATAAATATATTTGCTGCGCTTATGCTGTCCTCTACTATTACTTGAGCTACATGGTAGAAAGCAAAGAAGATTTGATTGTCCGGTGAAGATGCAACAAAGCCTATATTGAAAGTGGGCTGTGTAGCATCATCAGATATGGCACCAATCAATGCTTTTGGTTCTTTGTTCACCACCACTGATACATTGTTCACCGCTGGTAAGAAGTTGAACATATTACCAGCAAGCCTTGCCTTTCCACTCGTTTGGTCTAGCGTTTTACTAAGGCTCAAGCCAGCAGTCTCTCCAATCTTGGTAAAGTCTTTTTGATAGGTATGCTCGGTGAATGTTCCGCTGATCCTCTCAAAGATTTGCTCCACCCTATACTGCCCTTCAGAATAGTAGAATCTTAAACCAAAGATTGAACACATCTGCTCCAATACCTCATGCCAGGTGCGGCCAGTAAGTGTGCCACTCTCATCTATAGTATCAAATGCTCTAAAGTCTGCCCATGTCTCATCCAATGGATTGAGCGTTGAAGCGTAAACCATCTCTTCAGCATACCAGTTACAAACCACATTGAGCACGGCATCAGTGGTATCATAGATGCCCAACACGCCAACCTTATCCAAAGCATTGATAAATTGATTCGTAAACTTCCTCCATGCGGAGGTGGTCACTACCACATCTTTAAGCTTTGCAAGTCCATCGGTAGCTCTGATATTCAAAAGGTAGGGTTGCGATACATCCTCTATCTGCACCAAGTCTTGGATAATGTATCCGGCCCACATAAGTGAGGTGCTCACCTCGCTGTTCCCTCTATATATTTTGATGTAGTACCTATCTTGCTGGTATTCTTTTAAAGTGTTGAGGAATGTGGTGGTAGCCGTATCATTCACATACATACCAAAAGATACGGATGAGCCAATGATAGGGCTGTAGATGTTATCAGTAAGACCTTTGTAATCTAAGATAAAGCCGTTACCATCAACGGTGAACGCATCAGGAGATGAGCCAGTATAGTCCTCATCCCATATCTCTATCTTGTAGTATTTGTTGGGGTCACTCTTAAATTCTGAGTATAATTTTACTGCTGCCATATTATCCGGTTATACCACTCAATCTTGTTCTATCCCTTCCAGCTCTCTCACTTGATACAAGTATATCAGCTCCCGATAGTCTACCAAAGATTTGAACTCCACCTCCTTGGCCTCCACCTATACCGGAACCATTAAAGCTCATGCCGCCCATGCCGCCCATTCCAGTAAATACACCTTTAAACAAATCGCCAAAGCCCATTCCAGCTTTTCCAAATAGTTTTGCTCCAGCTGCTGAACTACCTCCAAAAACCGCTGCTAAAATTACAGCAAGAACCAAGGCCGCTGCTGCCGTTGCAAGTAGTGCCGCAGCCATTTGAGTCATTTGATCAACAAACACCTCTCTAAATCTCATCAGGCGTGTCTCTCCATCTTCCAACTCATCAATAGGTACAAAGGCAGCCTCAAAAGACCTTTTTAAAACGCCTCCTATAATCATCACCTCATCAGCGAACTCTTTTAATACTCCAAGATTTTTCCTAAAGCTTTCGTCAAACACAAAAGAGGATTCTTCAGCAGTTTCTGCTATCTCCTCAAGCTCCATGTTTATCTCATCAAAATTTAACTGCTTCGCTAACTTTTCACTATCAAATCCATCAGGCTTAAATAATTGGTCAGTCTCATAGCGTGCCTTTTTGATGTTTGGAATAACATCTTGCAGTTTGAGGTTGTAAGCTTCAATGGCTTCTGCTAGAGCTTTTGCTTTTCTTTCTTTCTCAGCTTCAGCATCAAGCCTGGCTCTCTCACCACTCTCAATCATCTCAAGCTCTTTCTTCTCTTCAAGCTTGGCATTTAAAGCGGCCATAGTTGCAGTGCGGTATTCCTCAAGCCTTGTAACATTCTTGAGATATGTACTGTGCTTTGGTGCTCTTTTTAGATTCTCATCATTCTTCTTGATTCTTGCATCTAAGTTTGCAAGCTGTCTCCTAAGAGCTTCTTCATCTTTCTCATCAACAGCAAAAGGATCAGGTGCAGCAATTGTAGCTTTTAGAGCTTTATTTGCAAGAGTCAAAAATCCCTCATAAACTGGCATCAAGCCCTCACCTATTTCAGTCTTGAGGTTTGTTATGGCAGCACGCTGCTGGTCAATCTTCATTGATGCAGTTACTACTCTATCACCAGCTTCAGCAAATGCTTCATCCATGATTTGCCCAACGGCTTCAGCCATTGTAGCACCACTAGCCATCTTGTCTCTAAGTTCAGCAGCAGATATACCAAGGTTATCAAGAATCATTACCGACTTACGCCCCAAACCAGTAACGAAAGAGTCAACCATATAGTCAACACTCTGCCCAGTATCTTGTGCCCTACGCTGTGCAAATTCCAAACCTTTTGCAAGTGTATCCATTGGGATTTGGAAGTTCTTAGCTTGCACAGCCGTTTGCATAAGCTTTAGATCATCAACCGTATTAAGAGTGGCTTCTCTTAAATTCTTGAGCAGTTGAGGATCATTAAGTCTATCAAATGCAGCCTTAACACCCTCCGCTTGAACAGCAAGATCAATGGATTCACTAGCAAATTGCCTGATAGCATCTACGGCAAATGAGGCACCAATCACGCCACCTAAAGCACCAAAACCACCGCTGAGTCTCTTCAAGCTGTGGTCTATGTTTCCCATGGCACTGCGGAACTGCTTGAGATCCGCACCAATCTTAAAATCTATGTCTTGCTTACTCATTTACCAAACACCTTTTCTATTCCTTTCTGCACCTCATCAAAGGTTGCTGCCTTATGCACTTTCTTCCTTCCATCCCAAGGGAACACAGCCAAATCTTTAGGGCTTATCTTCCGCTTTGTATGTGGTGCAACATTTACCGCTGCTTGCCACCTGGTAGTCTCCCAAAGCAACTCAGTATGGTACTGAAGATGCTTGTGGAAGCCTTCTCTCTTGTTTTGGAATTGGCGTGGTGTCATATTATAAAACTCCTCCACACTCATTCCCATCTCACCCAAACCTATAGCTTCCAGTGTATCCCATGTATAGGGCTCAGAGGCTTGGGTGCTTACTTTTTTTCCTCGCTGTTCGGCTTTACAAAGGATGCAATAAATAGCTCCATACATTGAGTGATAATCGTGTTGTCCTCATCCATCATATCAGCTACATCCTCAATGGTTAGGTCAAACTCTATCTTCTCCACTCTTGCACCATCTTTTAGGCCAGCCCATACTAGGTTCATGGCGTGGTCAAGGCTCATGCTTTGTGCTATCTTCTCAATGTCTTGCAGTTCAATACCACTCTCCTTGCAAAATATCCTCAGTGCGTTAAAGCCATACTTTACTGGGTATAGCTTCTCTCCTACTTTTATTTGTTGTGTGTTCATTGTTGTTTTTTAATAAGGGAGAGCATCAATGATGCCCTCCCGAATGTTTATGATTGAGTACCTTGAGTCAATGTTGAGGTACCTTGGAAGCTAAAGCTAAATGTAGCGTTATCTTCTACCCCAGCATCCGTTGAGAACTCAGTGAAGTATCCAGTACCACTGTAGTATTTCTCATCCGTTGCTTCTGATCCAAACTCAATGTAGATAACCGTGCGGCTGCTCAAATGACCATAGATGTCATCCGGTGTAGCCTTCCCAGTATTGTTATATACTACCAAACCTTCTCCTGACAAAGTCCAAGACTTTTGTCCTTCCAATACTTCCATCCATCCGGCACTATCCTTAGTGCTCGCATCTCTAGTTGCCATTGTTACACTTAGTGAGGCGTTGGTCATCTTACCAACAGTCTCATAAGTGACTCCATCCGTACCAATGCGGACTACCACATCGGTGCTATTCATTACTGATGTACTTGCTGCCATCTCTTCTTAATTTTATGATTTCACTATTCTAAACACTAAATCAACTGATACTGCGTATGTCTCCTCATCCACATTGAACACCTCGGTGAGGTTGTCAAAGCCGCATGATTGAACATTCACGCTCTCAATTGTTTCCTTCATTCGCACAAAAGTAGTGCGTATATCTTCTACTGCCGTTTGCAATTGGCTGTATGTCTCTCCTACAAGATTCAGCTCCACATTCACTATATCAATGTGGCTATCTGCATCTTTTGAGCCTTCAGGTCTTATGCTTGTGGTGTCATAAACACAAAAAGGCCGTTCTCCACTTTGAGCACCAACCAACGGATAGACACGCCCAGCAAACACATCATTCAAGCTGCTGGTATTGTCAAACTTATATTTGATCACTTTGCCTATCATCGCATACCTAATCTCTGCCCAAATTTGAGCTTTTTAATCTCCGCTTGAGTCATGGTCTTGAAGTTACGGATAAACTTAACCTGTACTTTCATCTTTGCAGCACTTTGTGCCTTTTGTGCAAAGCCTCGGTTCTCTCCGGTGTACTTCTTACCGCCACCTACTCTCAACCATCCAAAGTTGATAAATCCAGCGTACCATCCTCCCTTTTCAGGATTCCTATATGCGCCAGACCTTCTAGGCCCTACACTCAAGCCTACTACATTCTTACTTTGCAAAGCCTTTGGTGATTTTATACCTACGCTTCTCCTAAGTTGCCCAGGCATTATCTCATAGACAATCTTACCTTCTCGGTACACCTTGAACACCTCATCAGCATCCTTGATGTTCTTCCTATAAGAGTCAACCATTGGAGGTAGAGACTTTCTGCCCACCTTCTTGATGATTCTCTTCTTGAGTCTATCATCAAGCTTCTTGAGCTTCTTCATTGTCTCCTCTACACCTTCAAGCTTTACTTTTACTTTCTCCATTACTGCGCATCAGACCACAAACATACAAGCTTCAAGAATGCCTTTCTAGCATCTGCATTTTGTATGGTTTGGATCTTGTATATGTTGCTGTTGTACGAAATACGCATCTGCTCATTAACATCCGTGCGGTACCTGATAATAAACTCCACCTTTTTAGTGGAGGCTATCATATCACCATCTTCACCCTCACTTCCTACCTTCTCCTTTACATTAGCCCATACTGATGCAAGAGTGGAATACGATTTCACCTCTTGCCCAAAAGTGTCGGTAGATTCAGTGAACGATTGTATCACTACTCTCCGATCAAGTTGTCCAGCTTGGTCAATCATTAGAAAGTAAAGATTCGGAATGGATTGAATAGATACTCGGATGCCGTTGGCAATTGTCTCACTCGGTCATCTCTCTTATCATAGAGGTCACTAATGATAAGCAACATTCCTTGCTTCAATGGCGTAGGTATGCTGCTCACATCCGTACCAACGGTGTAGCGCACTATAACTTGGTTGATGATTCCGTTAGTTGCAAACCATCCGGCTGTGCTTGCAATACGTGCTGGCTCGCTGATTAGATCAGCAACATACGCATCAGAGTTTACGGTCACTTCTGAACCTATCTCATCAACATACTTCACGCTTGCAACGCTTGACACTGGGCCACGGCTTAGATAGATGATGTCCTTTGATTCAGGATTCTTCCAATTAGGGAACCCATCAAAATACTCATCAATCGTAGTAGTCACTAGGATTCTGCGTGTGTATTGCTCACACATCTCTCTAGCAGCAGATATTAGTGAGCTGATGAGGAAATCATCATCACTACCATCAACTCTCAAAAAGTTCTTTGCCTCATTCAAAGTGATTGGTTCACTAGATGCTGCTGTAACTACTGAATATGCCATTACCTAGATTCTTTGGATTTTGGTTTTGCAACGCTCTTCTTTGCACGCTTCTTTGGTGGCTCTGCAACTGCATCACAAAAGCCAGCGTTCAAAAATTCTTGTGCCCTATCGTTGGATAGCTCCACCTCCGCACCTTTGCGGAAGTGGAACCCTGAACCAACGACAGTCTTTTTAAAGACTACCTTAATCATATTAAGCTTGTAACAAGTGCTTAACTGCTGCGCTGTTCAATACAGCACCATCAGCTCTCTTGTAAGCGATGAAGCCTACCTCAAGCTCGTTCATGAAACGCTCGTTTAAGCGTAAGAACTGAACACCACCAGCGTTACGAACAACGTACTTGCTGAAGTCAGCAGCAATCATTGTTTTTGTAGCTGTAGCAATAGAGCTCTGCATATCGTTGTTCACATATACTGGAACACCGAAGATGCGGTCAGGCTGACCTACTGCCATTCCTGGCTGCCATATTGGGTAGTCATTGCTTGATCCAACACCTAGAGCACGGATTGCAGAGATGATGTTGTCATGCGCCATCAAACCAAAGCTTGGCTTGTTGCGGTAAGAAGCATCTACTGAGTAGATAAGATCTAGTACATCATCAGCAGTGATTGCAGTAGCACCAGCAGCAGTGTTACCTAAGCTAGAGCCTACAACAATACCTTGTGGCTTGCTAGAAGCATCACCAGTAGTGAAGGCAGCGTTAGTAGCACGAGCAATACGCTCACCCATAGCCTCTACTAAGAAGCTGTTTAGGTCAAACGCTGAATCTTGCAACAACTGAGCAGATACTTTTACAAGTGAGCTGTAGTTGTAAGCAGATAACTGCTTGTTAGCAAAAGTCATGTCCGCAGTAGTAACGGCACCAGCTTCAGATGTCAAGATTGCATCAGTAGCAGTGTCATCAACAGTTGGGTAGTCCAACAAACCGCCTGAAGCAGTGTTCAACTTCTTAGCCAAACGCTCAACCTCACCAGTGAACAAAGTAGCAACATCAAGCTCATTGCTGAACTCTTGAGGTACTAAGAACCCACCTAATGAATCAGTACCTACAATCTGCGTTGAAGTACCACGCTTTTCCATCAAAGAACGCTCTTGAGCATTCAATGAACCCATACCATGGCGTAAGTACTTGCTAAATGCAGAAGAAGCAGTTGCTTTAGGAGCAGCAGAACGTGCCTCACCTTCATTAGCAGCTAATTCTTTCTTCATCTCAGCGTTACGCTCAATGATGTCAATCTCTTGCTTAAAGCTACGAGCATCTGCTTCAATAGCTTCAAACTTTGTTTTTTCTTCAGAGGTCATAGAACGACCTTCAGCTTGTGCAGCAGCTACAATGGCATCAGCATCTTTGATGAGCTGCGCACGCTTTCCTCTAAGTTCAATGTTTTTCATCTTAACTTAATTTTAGGATTTTTAATTTATATTCAAAGATTTCATTATCAGCAACTTCTTCCACTTCAGCCTTGGCCTCAGTTTCAGCACCTTCTGATTCAGGTGTATCTTTTCTCATCATTAGCTCACTCGTTGCATCAGGATAAGCCGGTTGGCTTACCGGAGATACATCAAGAAGCCTTGATACTTTCTCTATGATTCTATAAGTTTTACCATCACGCTCCTCCCATCTATCTTGCTCAATCAAGAAGGCAAAAGAAGATTGATTCACATCGCCTCTCTTCATCAACTCAATCAAGTCATTAGCATAGGAAGTGTTGGGCATATCCACCTCATAGTACAATCCTCTTGCATCGGTAGATATTCTCAAGGTTCCACTTGATACTCTACCCAAGAGCAGTGATTCATCATGGTTGAAGTAGGCACGCACATCATTGTCCATAACACCATCAAAGGCACCAGGAGCAATCTGCTCGTAAAAGCCTCCCATCCACTCACTATCACTATTGTACACAGCGGCATAGCCTCTTATGGTTTGGCCCTCGTATTGAGCCTCTTCCATTCTAAACTCACGCTTCTCAATGATGGCCTTGTGGCTTCTAACCTCGGCATCAAACTTCTCAAGCGTTGAGAACAAATGAACCACGTTGAGTGCTGGCTTGCGCTCAACATACGCTTCCTCTTCTGAAGAGTAGCGGTATATTCTGATGAGAGCACCTGGGTTATCAGGTGTGCCAGTGATTGTGAAACCACTATCTGCCTCAAGCTCTCCATCTCTTTCTATTTGAATGATCACACCGTAAGCATTACCGCCCGATGTTCCCCATCGTACAAAATCCCCAACAACTAACTCATCAGGCTCCGCACGATCTTCTTCTTTATAGCCACCCTCATCAACCATCTCACCCTTTCCAAAGGTGATCACAATCTCCTCATCAGTCTCAACAACTGACTTGATGTGGCGTTCTTTTTTATCTTCTCCCATTTGTTCAACAGTTCTTTTTGCCCATCTGAGCATCTCATCACCTCCCCATGCAGCATACATGATGGAGCCACAAATCTCTTTGCCATCCTCATCAGTGAAGTCACCTTGATCATAGACCTTGGCTCTGCTCAAAAATGAGTAGGTTCTCACTACAGTCTCATCACTGATAGACTCACGCCCAGCCAATTGGTTGGCTCTCGCCCAGCCTACCGGAGTGCCGCAGTCCGTACCATTCTCCTCACGGAAGTCCAAAGCACGTTGTGCGTTGTCGCTTGCTGCTTGTGGGTAGTCAGTGTACGGCATTAGTCATCATCAGTGTTATCCGTTGCAACATCTACCATGTTCAGCGGCTGGAGGTATGTATCTCCGTTATCAATGTTGTCCAAGCCTTCAAACTTGCGTATATCATTAA